TGAAACATCTTGGCAATGGGCGCCACACCATCAATATAGACTTGCACGGTGCGCGTCGGCTTTACCAATTGAATGGTCGTCTGGAGTTCTGTCCAGATAGAAGTGATAATACCTTTTTCTAGTTTGGCCGCATCTACGGGCGCGACAACTGTTTTTAGATATGCCTGACTGGCCGGGTGCATGAGCCCATTAAAATCCAGGAAGAAATGCGCACAGGTGAGGTGCTTTGGCCAAGCCCTTAGAATAATGCCATCGTAGGAGCGCGCGATTACATAAAAATAATAAGGGATACCCATCTTAGATTGTTATTAGGGAAGGACCTAGTCTATTCAACTTTTATTGTCTATATCTTTAACTTCTTTTTGCAGGTAGTCCCCTACGACCTATGATGAATTAAGGTTTTCTGGTAAGCGCAACGAATGAGTGTGTCATAAATCATTACGAAAAGTCCGCCCCATAAAAAGCACTGATAAATGATGTCCGTTTTACTATTACTTTTTATACGATCCAATGTTCTGGGAAAAAAATAATTATCTTATTATTTGTTTAGATAAATCCTCCATGGCACGCATCCTAAATCTATTCTTCGGTGTTCCCCAATCCAAATATGCTGGTGTTGCGATCCTTGTTTCTCTAGCGGCCGTTGGTCTAGCGATTCTTTTCAGCAAAGAGCGCGTCCCCGTTAGCCAAAAGCTGATCGTTGTCGGCCTACTCTTCCTGCTCTCTCTACCTGCCATGCTTGTCACCCTATTCCAGCTCACATGCATGGTTACCGGTGCCGGCTTCAAGAACCAGCGCTGGTGGTGCTCCGGCTATGCCTGGCTCGTGTCCGCCCTCATCATCCTGTATAGCATTCTACTCGTGGTGATGACCGTGCTATCTTTCGTCTCCGAGAAGCAATCCAAGGAAGTTGAGAAGTTCTACTCCAGACGCGAGAACTTTGAAGAGATGGCAAAAGCCGCTCTGACCGAGGAAGAGAAGAAGATGCTTCAAACCGGTGGTGCCCCGGAGGTAACCTCTGAGATGCCCGCCGTTCCTACCATGCCCGTAGAGATGCCCTCCGTCAATATGCTACCCATGACCCCTGAGGGCGGCCTTGCTCAGGAAGAAGTGCCTCTAGATATCTCTATGCCTCCCTCCACCGTGAGCGCCGTTGGCCCTGAGACTTTCACTTCTTGCGGCGCCCCTTACCAGTAAGCACAAATCCACCAATGGCAAGCAATAATAATCCCCCCAATAGAATGGTGCTATATTTCCAGTAATTTTTAAAACACTCTTTGCCAAACATAGTTTTATCCCCCGTTGAGACCTTTGTCCAGTGTTCAAATGCTTCTTCGTGACTGGTAGTGCCCTTGTTAAGTAGTTTATTAACCGCATTATGTAAATCTACTGTCCAATTAAAGAGCTCCCTTTTACTCTTGATATCTTTTACTGGTTGAAGAGCAGCCAAATTTTCTTTTAAATGATTCCGACACGTTTCACATGGAAGTAAATGCGTTAATACCTCATAAAATTGTTGATAATACGCCAAACGGCTTTGATCTAAAGGCTCCTTTTCAGATAAAACCATCAAATGTATAAACATCCAGGCATTTGGACCCCAAATATCCGGTGAAATACCCATTACTACATTATGCAAATGATTTAAACTCATTGGCCGTTACTATACTAACAGACCATTAAGATGATTCAACTTATTAAAAACTATTATCATGTCAGTCAAAGGCAACATACATGCCGGAACTGTGGTGAAACCGGACATCTTTATAAATCGTGCCCAAAGCCCATCATGAGTTTTGGGATTATATGTTACCGTGAGAATGGGAATAACTTTGAATACTTGATGATTCAACGCAGAGATAGTCTATCGTTTATGGAATTTATTCGTGGCAAATACCAGTTGTCGGATGTAGAATATATCAAACGATTAATGAGCAATATGACGACGTTTGAACGAAAACTGCTACTGACAGAGTATTTTGACGACCTCTGGAACAAGATATGGTATCAATCTTATACACCCAAGCAAACCCAAGACTATCTTGAAGCGAAGGATAGGTTTATTAAACTAAAACAGGGCTATATGCTCAACAATAATATGGTCAATATGTATTTGCTACTCAGTCAGGTAGATACGAAATACTCCGAGCCAGAATGGGGATTTCCAAAGGGTAGAAGAAGATTAAAAGAAAAGGATACCGATTGCGCTATCCGTGAATTCTGCGAAGAAACAGGCTTTCAGAAACACGACGTTGAAATGTGTGAGCATATGGATTCTTATGAGGAAATCTTCTATGGAACAAACGATATACAGTATCGGCATGTATATTATATTGCAAAAATTAGAACGAATCCTTTTAAAGAAGTGGTCATTGACCCTGATAACTTGCAGCAGGTGCGTGAAGTCCGTCAGATCCAATGGTTTAATTACGATGAAGTGATGCATCGTATTCGGAGTCATAATGTGGAGCGGAAAGAGCTATTCACACGTGCCAATCAGCAACTATGTAGTCTTTTAATTTAATTTAATATATTCCTTTATTTTAATGAAGATTACCTTAGTCCAACTATTAATCATAGCGAGTGTTTTACTTGTCGCTTCTTTATTTATAAAGCCTGCCGGCATCGGCGGCTATGAAACCTTTGTGGATGCACCGGCGCCACCGCCTGCCGCTTTACCGGATTTCATGAAAGATGAGCTTCTATCGGTGCCAGTTTCAGAGGAAGAGAAGGTAAAACTGCTGGCATTTTATGAAGCCTATACTGCGGTTGCATACAAAGATACGGCCATTGAGATGAGTAAGAAGACGGGTGGTGATCAGATGCAAATATTTACAGATATCCTTGGAGGCACCTATGGTCTTACACCCACCATCTTCTTAAGAATGCTACCAGATGTGAATTCTGCCGTGAGTGGCTATTTTGGAAAGCCTTGGAAAGATGCCTTTGCATCTGGTAACTTTAAAAATTCCGTCAAACGCAACCTTGAATGGTATATTATGAACCCTACGCTCATGCCAATTCCTAAAGTCCGTCGGCCTGTCAGTGAAGAAAATAAATTTTTACAAAAATATAATGACGTCATGGTGCGCTTCACAGGAGCTGAAATGAATGAAAACGTTCCTACACCCGGTGCGCCTGCGGCTCCCGCTGTTGCTGTGGCTGTGGCTGCGGCTGCGACTTCTGCTATGCCCGCTGTGGCGGCTACTCCCGCTGTTGCGGCTACTCCCGCTGTTGCGGCTACGCCTGCGACTCCTGTTGTAACGCCCACTGCTCCCGCTGCGACTGCGCCCCCTGCGATTTCAGAAAACGCTACGCCCGCTGAGAAATTACGCCAATTAAAATCTCTCTTAAAATGCGCCAATATGGCGGATGTGGCTGAACCCGAAGTAACCTATAAACTGGTTAGCAACTTCTTAAAATGCCAATCCGCTTAATAAAAAATGACGTTTTTTATAGACAATAAACAATAAAGAATGCCTTTCTCTTACACACTCGTTTTTGATACTGAAACCACTGGTCTGCCTCCTTACAAGAAATTGGAGCGGGGTAAAATGGTGGCTACGCCTGAAAAATACCTTAAACACTGGGACGAATGCCGTATGGTTGAAATCGCCTGGTTGCTCTATGATAACGAAACCCTCGTAAAGAAAGAGTCTTATGTGATCCAACCCGATAACTATACAGTTCCAGAGTCGGCCAGTCGCATCCATGGTATTACCACAGAGGTAGCTGCACGCGATGGGCGCCCTATCCATGAGATTCTCCCACTATTTCTTCAGGATTTGAGCCTAACCGAAACCATTGTCGCGCATAATATGGAATTTGATTACAATGTGCTCCTCTCGGAGCTATTGCGCGCTGGTCTGGATACGACATCCTTGACGTCTAAAAATAAAATATGCACGATGAAAGACTTTCTAGATAACCCGGTCACAGACCGTTGGCCCCGCCTTACACATCTCTATAAAAAACATACTGGAAAGGAATTTAATCAAGAGCACCGTGCTCTGGGTGATGCCACTGCCTGTGCGGAAATCTATCTGTCACTCATGTGTGGCCGTGTAGGGCAATGATTCATAGGAATACTTAGGAGCTGTTCATAATCGTATTTCTTATTATTGCCAAAAACGAGCTCTCCCAATTTATAGAAAGGATAGTCATATATACCCTCTTTTTTTTCGCCAAATATATAATTTACAGGCTCATTCTGACCCATTAAATATTGACCGGCCTGCTGCACACTTTTATTATCTCTCTTCATCTGAGTTAGGCAATCACGCAATACCTCATTTTTACTTCTTGGATAAAAGAGGAAACCATCTTCATGCTTGAAACTATAGTTAAATGCGTCATAGTCTATCGCTACCTTGCTTATGCTTTGATAATAGAACAAATCAAAACGAGTGATTAGCACATGATCGTATTCAAATGCATGCTCTTTCTCATAGGCTTCACACAAATCTATACAATCCAAATGCTGGTCAATCATCATGGGTTCTCCTACGATTATCTGAGCCTCCCCGAACGGTATATTTTTGTATTCTTTTAACTTCCAAGAAACAGGTTTATACCCCTCTATAAGGGCTTGGATATACTTAGATGGGTGTGTCAGCAAAAATATATCCACTTTATGTCCCGCCAGTTCCAAATCACGAATCAAGTGATGTTGAATAGAGGGCGCCGTATTTCTAAAATCAATGGTATATTTATCTTCATAGTAACTAATACCTCGTAAGATAAGGGCGATACGCATTTCTTGCTGTATAAACCTTAAAAAGCCTTAAATGGTTTAAACATTTCCGTCTAAACCTATTTAATGACGAAGATTTCGGTGCTCTTTCCCATGGCGGGTTTAGGGTCTCGCTTTGGCTATACATTTAAACCATTCCTACTTGCCACAGATGAAACCTTTATTGAGCTGGCACGCAAACCCTTTGACCAATTAAAAAAGCATGGATTCCAACCTGTCTATTACTTCATTGTGCGTAAGTCCCAAGAGGAAGAATTTCAAGTCAGCCAACGCTTGCGTAAATTATTTCCATATGAACTCATCCACTGTCTTACCATTAATGATACCAATGGACCACTTCAAACGGTGCAAGCCGCGATTCGCGATTATCATTTAAAAGGCGCCGCATTTATATGTGATTGCGATCATGCGATTAACATAGAGCCATTGATTCAGAAGCTGTCCATAGCGCAATCCTATGAAGTATTGATTCCTACATGGGAAATTACCGAAGAGGATTATCCTCACTGGGGCAAAGTCAAAGTGGCAGGCACC